GCGGGCGCGATTGGACCGTTCCACCCCTGACCTTGGGCCAATTGCGGCTGCTGATGCCAAAGGTCCGCCAGCTTTCCGAAATCGGCGCCCGGATGGGCGAAACGCAGATTGCGGTTTTGGTCGAGATCGTTGCCGCTGCCCTGCAACGCAATTATCCTGACGTGACGGCGGAGACGGTCGAGGACTTGTTGGACCTCGGCAATGCCGGGCCGGTGCTGAACGCGGTGCTGACCGGTTCGGGTCTTCGATCGCGGGCACGCCCATCGGGGGAAGCCTTAGCCCCCGAGCTGGTCTCGGGGGCCACGACTACTTCGACCGCGACGATAGCTGGGGGCATATCTACGGCCTCCTCGCCACCGCCTGTGGATACAGTTATCCGATAATCGACGCGATGACGCTCTTCGATGTCGAAGAGCTGACGCGTTACTGGATAGACCACCCACCGCTGCATCTAATGGTCGCGGCCTATCTCGGTATCGATAAGGCCCGACGCAGACGCGCGGTGCCGCCGAGTCTAAAGGCTGCACCGGAGGCAGATCCCGACCCCAAAATTGTGCAGCTACTTGCCGATTTGGGCCCAGCATTCGCGATCGGCGACGTCCACAGAGGGCTAAGCCCTGTCGTGCTCGATTTTACCGAGCTGCGGCGGAGAAGCAAGATCGTGGGCTGATCATGTGGGGCATGGCGGTGTAGCGAAAATCGGGGCGCTTCGGAGCGCCCTTTTTTTGTCGAGAGGACGGCGTGGCGGATATCGAAACCAGTGTTGCCATTACCGCACAGACCGACGACCTCCAGTCGGGAATGTCGGCCGCGGCTGATGCGGTAGAGGCAGCTACCGGGGCAATGAGAGCCCAATTTGGCGATCTCGGCGCCGCCGCGCAGCAGGCGCAGGCTCATATCGGCGCCGCGGCGGCGCAGATCGGGTCAACGGTCAACGCATTACAGGCCAGGACAGCCAGCCTTGTCGGGGGCGTAGGCGGGGCGACCAATCAAACCGGCAATTCCTTGGGCCAGTCTCCAGGGATCTCCGTGAGCCAACGAGGCGGGGCAGGAAGCGGCGGTACGACAAACCGACTCCCAACCTGGCGCACAGAACTGCAAGGTCAACTTGCAGCAGAGCAATCGTTCTTCAGCGATTCGAAGGCAGAGGAGCTGGCATTTTGGCAGGACAAGCTGGCGCTGACCGAAGCAGGATCTAAAGAGCAGCTTGCAGTCGAGACCAACATTTATCAACTCGAAAAGCAGCTCGCGGTGCAGAACGAGCGGGATACGCTCGCCTCGCTCGCTGCCGATGGAAAAGTCACGGATGCCGCTTATACCCAAAAGAAAGCGGCAATCGAGCAGCAGGTCGCGCTAGGTAAAATCTCGAGCGCCGAGGAGATCGCTCAGCTTAAGGACGCGCTCGATTCCGAGTGGGCACTCGAGCAAGATTATTACGCAAAGAAGCTGACCGCTGCCCAGAACGACGCTCAAACTCAGGAAAAGCTCACGGAGCAAGAGGAGCTCGCCTATCAAAAATATCTGACCGACAAGGACAAGCTCGACGCCCAAGCGGTACAGAACAGTCAAAAACAGTGGGAAAGTCTATTACAGCCGATCCAGCGCGCACTGGACACGTCGATCACCGGAATCATCGTGGGCACGACGACTGTGCAGAAGGCTCTGTCCAATCTGGCGCAATCGATTATCGCAGAATTCGTCAGCTCAGTGGTCGGCAGCGTGTTTAACAGTCTGGGGAAAATGCTCGGCGGAAGCATTGCCGGCGGGAGCGGCGGAAGCAGCGGCGACCAGGATTTCTCTGGCGGCATCACCGGCGCCGGCGCGGACCTCGTCGGCGGCGGGCTCTCAGAAGGATTGTTTGGCTCCGGCGGTTTATCCGGGGCTTTGGGTCTTGGCAGTTTGTTTTCGGGCGGTAGCCTTTTTGGTAGCCTGTTCAAAGGAATCGGGTCTTTGTTCAGCTTCGAGCACGGCGGGATAGTGCCATCGGCAGCGGGCGGCTGGATGGTCCCGTCAACATCGCTAGCGATGTTGCACGCCAATGAGATGGTTCTCCCGGCCAACATCAGCCAGGGATTGCAAGGGATGATTGCCGGCGGCGGCGCGGCGCCCAGTGTCAACGCCACCTTTGCCGTATCGGCGATGGATTCGCAGTCGGTCGCAACCTTTTTCAAGAACAACGGCTCGACACTCGTAGCGGCGCTCAACCAAGCGATGCGCAACGGCTCGGTGTTGCGGACGGCGAGCTGATGGCGGTCAACGATGTTGGGGTCTTTCCGTCATTGCCCGGTCTATCGTGGTCGGTCACCAAATCGCCGGTGGCGCAGACGCGCATTCAGCGCGCCGTGTCGGGTCGCGAGTTGCGGGCGATGGATTACCCCTATCCGCTCTACCAGTTCCAGCTCGTCTTCAACTTTCTGCGCCAGACGCCGGGCTACAACGAGCTCAGCACGCTCCTCGGTTTTGTGGAAGCCTGTTACGGCGCCTACGGCACGTTTCTGTTCGACGACCCTGCCGACGATACCGCAACTGGCCAAGGGATCGGCACCGGCGACAGCAGCACGACACAATTCCAGCTTCAGTATGCCAAGGGCGCGGCGGTTGCCTTTGTGCGGCCCATAGATGCGGTTAACGTCCTGAACGCCGTCTATTTCGACGGGATCACGCAAAGCCCTTCGACGTATGGCTGTGCCACGGGGTTAAACTCGTCGGGGCTCGTCACCTTCAACACGCCGCCCCCGTCGGGTGTGGCGATCACCGCGGATTTTACCTATTATTTCCGCTGCCGATTTACCGACGACAGCTACCAATTCGAAAATTTTATGTATCAGCTTTGGCAACTCAAGAAGCTGACCTTTATTTCGGTGTTTCCGTGAAGCCGGCCTCACCGGCCCTCATCGCGCTGCTCAACTCGTCCGAGCAGTTCATCATGGCCGACCTCTATACATTCACTCTGGTCGGCGGCGGAGTGCATCGCTATTCCGGCGGCACGACGGCGATCACGGATACGAACCGTAACCTCTTCGCCCTGGGACCAAAATTCGAGCGCTCAAAGACGCATGTCGTGATTGGCGTGCAGGTCGATGAGTTGGACGTGAAGATCTATCCCGAGCCAAGCGACATGCTGGGCTCGACGCCGTTTTTGCAAACCGCCTGGACTGGGCAATTCGATGGGGCGGTATTGCAGGTCGAGCGCGCCTTTATGTGGCCTAGCTATGGTGCCGTGGTCGGGACGGTGGTGATGTTCGCCGGGCGGATTTCGGACATCGATTGCAGTCGCACGGGTATCGACATGAAATGCCGGTCGCATCTAGAGCTCTTGAATATCCAGATGCCGCGGCGGTTGTGGCAGCCGACCTGCAACCACGTTTTTGGCGACGCAATGTGCCAGTTCGACCGGGTGAGCCTCGCCGTCACCTTCGCGGCCGGGTCGGGCACGACGCAGACGCAGATCGTCGGCGTGCCGAACACCTCGACGCCGTTCACCCAGGGGACGATCGTCGGGCTCTCCGGCGCCAATGCCGGCGAGACTCGCACGATCGCCAATTTCATGGCGGGGCAATATGCCCAGGTAAAGCTCGCGTTTCTCGCCCAGCCTGATATCGGCGACCAGTTTCAGCTGTTGCCGGGTTGCGACCGCAGCCTTGGCACCTGCACCAACACGTTTTCGAACCAGATCCATTTCGGCGGGATGCCCTACATCCCGGCGCCGGAGAACGCGGTATGACGCCACCGGCCGACGCCGTCATCGTCGATTTCGATCCGCACATTGTGTGGGCAATCGCCGCCCTGTCGATCGCCATCGTCGCATTGTTTCTGCTGCTCGCAGCCGTCGCAGGAGAAAATCGGAAATGAGCCCAACCCTGCACGTCTTCACGGCGCGGTTCAACCCGCTGCGTTGGCAGGCGCCGCAGCGACATTTTGTCGATTGGGCGCAGGCGATGCGCGACCTCGGCGCCGATGTCACGGTAGTCGAATGCGCCTATGGCGAGACGCCATTCGCGTGCGAGATGCCCGGCATCGTGACGCATATCGGGGTGCGCGCCGACAGCTGGGCGTGGACCAAGGAATGCCTCTTGAACCTCGGCATTCAGCGCCGGCCGGAGGCGAAATACATTTGCTGGTCCGACAGCGACGTGTTCCCGCGGCGCAACGATTGGGCCGCGGCAACGATCGACGCCTTGCAGCACTATCGCATCGTGCAGCCGTGGGATGCCTGCTACGACCTCGGTCCCGATGACGCGCACGGCGACGTGTGGCGGTCCTTCGCGCGTCAATACGTGCATGGGCATCCGATCGTCGTCGGCGAGGGACAGGACTTCCACAAATTCTGGAAGGGCGGCGGCGGCCAGTTCGACTACCCGCATCCCGGATATTGCTGGGCCACCAAGCGCGAGACGCTGAACCTGATCGGCGGGCTCTTTGAATATGCCGGCATGGGCGCGGCCGATCATCATCAGGCCGTGTCATTGCTCGGCCAGGTCACGAAGTCCTTTCCACGGGCTGTCGCGCCGACTTATCGGGCGATGCTCGAGGCGTGGCAGAGCCGCGCGCGGCACGCGGTCAACGGCCGCGTCGGCTATGTGCCCGGCACGATCGAGCACCGCTTTCACGGCGCCAAGGCCAATCGCCAATACTGGGACCGCTGGCAGATGTTCCTGCGCCATGGCTTCGACCCCGTAACCGATCTGAAGCGAAACACCTGGGGCGTCCTCGAATTTGCCGGCAACAAGCCGGCTCTCGAGCACGAGTGGGATCAGTACCTGCGGATGCGGCGCGAGGACGACAACGCCGCGCCAGCGACGTTCCGCCGACCTGAGCCGCCGCACCGCCCGATCAAGCCGCCGCCGGCGCCCCCGGTATCGCATCCGCATCGGCGCGATCATCGATGAGCGCCAAGCGCGCGGCGGTAGTCGCCGAAGCCGAGAGCTGGCTCGGCACACCCTATCACCACATGGCGCGGCTGAAGGGCGTGGGTTGCGACTGCCTGACCCTGCTCGCCGCGGTTTATGAGGCGGCAGGCGTCGTCCCAGTGATCGAGATTCCGTTTTACCCGCCGGACTGGCACCTGCACCGCGGGGTAGAGCGCTACATGGACGGGTTGCTCGCCTACGCGCATGAGGTTGACGCACCCGCACCCGGCGACGTGGCGCTGTTTCGTTTTGGCCGCTGCTTTTCGCATGGCGCGATCGTCGTGGAATGGCCGAGGATCATTCATGCCTGGCATGCCGCGGGCGTCGTGCGCGGCGATGCGGCCAAGCCGTTGCTCGCCGCACGGCCGCCGCGGTTTTTCAGCCCGTTTGCTGATTTGCAAAAACGCAACCTGAACGGAATGCTTGACTGAATGACCGGTATTCTCGGCGGCGGTGCGGAAGCTAAGAAAAAGAATGTCGCCGCGGCGCTGCGGTTTCAGGCATCGACGCCGGGGGGCGCCATCCCCCTCGTCTACGGCGCGAACCGGCTCGCGATTAACCTGCTCGATTACCAGAACTTCAATTCGAACGCGACCGGGACCGGCAAGGGCAAGGGCGGCGGCGGGTCAAAAGCCGCCGGCAAGGGCGGTGGCTCGCAAGTCATATACGCCGTCGATTTTATCGCCGGGGTGTGCCAGGGGCCGATCGCCAATTGGGGCTTGGTGTGGTTCAACAAGACGATCACCACCTTGCTCGGCGGGTTGACGCCCTACGCGCAATCGATCGACGAGCAGCCGGGAGCCGACGGCCAGCCATCCGACAGCAATTGGCGGGTTCCGGCGACGCTGCTCAATTATTCCGGCACAGCATGGTTCGACGCCATCCAATACCAGCTCGGCCAGAGCCCGGCCCTGCCGAACTTCAACGTCGAAATTTATGGGCTGGAGTCGGGCACCGCGCCCAACGGCTATGACGCCAACCCGGCTCAGATCGTCATCGACCTGCTGACCAACGACAGGTATGGCGCCGAATTCCCGGCCGCAAATCTCGACACTTCAGGGAGTCTTACCGACTACGCCAATTATTGCAACGCTGTCGGCTTTATGCTGGCGCCGGTGTACGACACGCAATCCGCCGCCTCGAACATGCTGTCGGAGATCACCGCTGCCACCAACAGCGCGATCGTGTGGTCGGGAGGTCTGCTCAAGATCATCCCCTACGGCGATCAGCCGCTTTCGTCGCTGTGGACGCCGCTCACCTTTTTGGGCGAGCTGGTTCAATACGATATCGTGTCGGTGACGATTTCGGGGTGGTTCGGGTCGGTCACGATCACTCACCAACTGACCAATAACGACATCGTCAGTTACGCCGCGGCGGGAGCCGGCGTCGCGACAGCGATCACCGGCAACGGCACGTTGACCGATCCCGGCAACGGCACACTCTCGGCCAATGGCATATATGCCTCAGTGACCCCGGCCGGGCTGATGATCGTACAAATTCAGAATACCAGCCAGCCGGTCGCGATCTCGGTCAATTGGAACCACGTCGGGGGCGGCTCGGAAACACTGAATGTCGGGTCGCCCGCTGGCCCCTACGCCTGGACGCCGAATACGACGCCGATCTACTCGCTCGGCGAAAACGATTACATCGTTCAAGAATCGAGCGTTGGAACGTATCTCGGGGTGACGCCGGGTGGCCCTGCCTTGCGTATGGGCGCCGGCCCGATCACCGGCGGCTTTACCGACGATCCGGTTCATATCACGCGATCGGCTCCAGCCGACGCGATGAACATGGTTCAGCTTGAAGTCAAGAACCGGGGCATGTCCTATGCCACCTCGGTTACCGAGGCATTCGACCAAGGCTCGATTGATCTTTACGGCATCCGCCGCGACACGTCGGTCAAGGCAAACGCAATCGTCGACCCGTATTTCGTCGCGACGATCGCGGCGCAGATCGTGCTGCAACGCCAGCTTCTCTACCGCAACACCTATGCGTTTCAGCTTGGCTGGAAATACGTTCTGCTGGAGCCGATGGACCTCGTGCAGATCACCGATCCGTACCTCGGCGCACAGGCGATCACAGTTCAAATCACGTCGATCGAGGAAGACGACGAAGGTACGCTTTCGGTCACCGCCGAGGATTGGTTCGGCACCCCGGGTGCTGTCATGTACCCACCGCCGGCGCCGATCACGACCTTTGGCGGCGTGACGATGCTCGGTTTCGGCGGCGGCACAGCGACGCCCTATCCGAAGCAATCGGGCGCATCGGAATCATCTTCGCCGAATTACGGGCAGGCTGCACCCTCGGTCAACACGCCGTTCATTCTGGAGCCGACGGAAGAACTTCTCGTCGCACAAGGCCAGACCTCGCCCTACATCATCATCGGGCTGTCGGGCGGCCCGGCCGCGACATACAATCCAAATTGGGGCGGCGCCGGCGTCTATGTCTCGCTCGACGGCGACACGTTCGGGAAATTCGGCGAATTTGTCGGCCGCTCGACGATGGGCTACACGACCGCCGATTGTCCGGCGAGCGGGACATCGCTCCCAGTCGATCTGGCGGAAAGCAACGGCAGCCTCAACAGCGTCTCCGCACAGCTCGCCGCGAACGGCGCCTCGCTGTGCGCGGTGCGGACCCCCGCCGGTCTTCTCGAATTCCTCAGCTACACGACCGCGACGCTGACCGGCGCCAATCAGTACGCGCTGACGGGTCTTTATCGCGGGCTCTATGGCACCTACGCGATCGACCTGCCGGCCGGCTCGCAATTCCTGTCGCTCGGCTCGGCATCGTTCTTTTACGAGGTGTTGCCGACGCAGTTTGTCGGCCAGGTGCTCTATTTCGAGTTCCCGGGTTTCAACACCGTCGGCGGCGGCGCGCAGACCCTTTCGGAGACAACGATCTACAGCTATGTCCCGGTCGGGTCATCGGTCATACCGGGGACGTTCCCGGTGGCGGTGGTCAAGGACCATCTCGCTCCGTGCGAGATCGCCTCGGGCACGACACGGCGCGACAGTCCGTTGCCGATCGAGGATGAACGGTATGTCGTTGTGACCGATCAGCACCAGCCGATAGAGCAGCGCCGTCTCGTGCAGCAAGACGACGACAATCCGCTGGAAAGCAGTTGAGCGCGATGGGGCCGGGACCAAAACGATCACCGGGCGGTGAAAACATGCTCGGCTAAGGCTAAAAACGAAGCTATTGATCAGTGTGACGACTCTATTTAACTTTAATCGATTTACCTCGACATTTCGAGTTGAAAT